AGATCCCTGAGAGGACCCACTGTTGTGGCAGGCACGACGATATCGTCGCCATAAACGACGGCGTGACCGCAAGCAGCTCTCGCCAGACAGTAGAACAACGCTGTCTCAAGTTCGAACGTGAAACCATTTCCCATGGACGAAATTTTCTCGTAGGACACGGAGGTCCCGTCCTCGAAGACGCCGTGAGGCGACCTGAGGGCCATGAGGTGGTTAAACACGTCGGTTGGCAAAAGTGCTTCACAAAGAGCCACGGATACCGAATCCGAAGCCCCCTTTAAGTCAACCGTAGCGAGGAAACCATCACGGCTGCCCAATTGGGCAAGCCTCTGGTTCACTTGCTGCGCGATTGGCTTAAGGAGGCCGAACTTACGTTGTAACCTAGCCCTTATGGCACCGCCCATTCCAAGTTGGAAGAAGCAGTTCCAGTCGGGTTCGATTGCAATCGTCCGTTCGGTCTTTGCGTTCTTAGGGACGAACACGACTTTGTTACCCGCGACCAACGTGGGCTCCGGACAGATCCACCCGGAGTACTCACAGAAGGCACGGAAGTACGGTTCGACCGAAGACGTCATGTGGGCGGCTTTGACCCACTTATTTTGATGGCTTGCCTGAGCACGGGGCATTGATGTTGATGCGCCCGGCCCCCATCGCACATGTGACACCACCTCATTCACGGAGAACCCGTGGAAGAGATGTGCTAGGAGCGACTGCGCCCTCCTGAAAACGGACCGGTACCATTCTGGCACTGGCCGCTCCCAAAAGGAACACAGCCTCTCGTTCGCTAAAGCACAAGCACGCTCCGCTGCGTCGAAGGACTGCCTTGCGGCAGCCCGACGGTCAATTCCGATGTCAAAGGGGACCTTCGACAGGACCTCACTCCGCCAGTACGCGTCCCGGAACTCTTCCGGGGAAGTAAACGCTGCTGGATCGGGTAAGTCGAGATTGACAATCTCCGGCCATGACAGGGCACTAAGCCCTAGTTCATGTCGGAGACTTTCGGCAACGCGGAGAGTCACATCGTGACGCGACCATTCCGTTCGGCCAGATCGGCCAATGGTATGTTTGTTCATTTGAACTCCTATTGGAGAGACTTGAACAGGTTGACCTCTTACGAGGACGGCTGCAGGAACAGCGTGATCGAATCTTCGAACTGTTGATTCGCCACGAGGTCCGACAGACGTGCGTACAGATCTGCACGCTCAGCCGCGGTCGAGCCTGACGGCAGAGAGACTTCGATACGGACGTAATACGTCCGCAGGAGGTCCCCTGCGCAGGCGCAATCGCTATCCACGGTCGCAACGACGGGGATGCTCAGGTTCCACTTAACGTGACTGTCGGCTTTTCCCGTACCAGTGTTCACCTTGTCGGTCAGAAAACCGAACGACGAGGGGACGCCGCCGCTCCTTTCGGAGAAGACGGACTGCTGGTTATTGTTGAAGCCGGCAAACGCGTAAGTTTTGCCGTTGAGGGTGATGGCCATATTGGCTCCTTGGCTATTGCCAACGTTTGAACGCTTGGGCGAGCAAGCT